TAACTTATCAACAACATCTCCATTACCATCTTTAATAAGAAGATATTCGTTCAATAATAAATCCCAATTATTTGTTTTACACTCATAAAAAGTTGCTAGTTCATATTCAGACAATGTAATTTCTTTGTATCCAAGGTATGAATCATCACTTGTATCATCTTTTCCACCAAACTTACTATAGGGAATACCTAAATCTTTACATTTTTGTCTAAACAAAATATCGTTACTATAAGCAATAAATGTATTATCATTTTTCCACATCTTATATAATATAGAGATGATCTTATTATCCATATTATCTTTATCAAAGTATTCTGGAAGATCATAATCAGTCTCAGTCTCACGAATAAGATATGTAATTTTGTCCTCATTTTCGTCTATGTATCTACATGCTCGTCTGGCCTGGAATTTTGTTTCTTCTGTCTTACCATTTTTCCTTAAATTATCCATCTCTCCTGCGACATAACCACTAAGAAAGATATGATCAAACTTTTCAAAAACTTCTTTTGGATGATCCATCAGTACGCAGGAGTCTATATATTGTTGATGATCAGAATTTACATATGGTTTATCGGGCAATATAAACCAGATCCTTTGCTGTTTATTTTACTACTTAGTATCATAAGACACGTTCACTATTTACAAATTCCTCAATATTAACAAATTCATCATATTTGATTCTCAGTAGCTTAATTCCATTATTGCTACAAGAATCAACTTTAAATTTGTCATAATAATCACTATTGTAAAACTCTATTAGATATTTTAATTTAGTTCTTGACTCATCTTCAAATACTGCATAGTCAAAGATATAATAGATTTTATCAATACCTTCTAACCTATAGTTTTGAGAAAATATAGTGTTTTTTAGATTGAAATGTTTTTCCAATCTATCTTTTTTCTTTAGTTTTAAGAGTAGATTGTATACGGGTGGAGTTACATAGCGTTGTTTACGCCTACCGCTACTGAATTTTCCTATTACTACTAGGGATTCTCCGTAGTTGCCATGTTTTTGATGGATAATGTTTTTGGAGATTAGGTATGACATTTCTTGTTTTGTGATTTTTTCCAATGTTTTGTTATTGATGCTCCTTTTAGTTTGGAGTTTTATTGTTTTGTTTTTTTGTTTGTTATATTTTAATCGTGATCGACCACACGATTAAATAACTGATGTAAGGGTATCATACCTCTTAGATTTGTATATTAGTCTATGTTTCCCTAATACACTGTTTACAACGTTTTAATGACAATGCTGAAACCGTTGGTACGACTATGTTCTAGCATTTTACGCTAGAACGCTGAGTTTTATTTGTTGTTAATAAGTCCATTTTTTATCTTACTTTTAGACTTTTTACGTTTTTCTCTTGCGTTTTTCTTTTGTTTTTTAATTAATTCTTGTTTTATTTTTTCCTTATACTCTTTTGGATTTTCTTTCACCTCTTTTCTTTGAGTTTTTATAATTTCTTTACACTTAACGCATATTTTGATATGATCTTTCTTATTGATATTTTTGCCACAGATTTTACATAATATAAATCCTTTTTTTAAATAAGATAATTTTCTAAATATAGGGAACTCATTTTTATAATTATATGTATGTTTCATTTTTAATGAATTAGTTATCTTCGTTGTTGAACAATTACAAAATATAGCAGCATCTACTAGTGATTCAAATATCTTTCCATTGTCTATACATATTACTTTTATAGAGTGAGTTCGCTTATATGATGGTATTACTTCTCCTCCATCTATTTTATTATAATAATCTTCGCTTTCTACTGCGTTATGATAGTTTATAAATTTATGTTCTAGTTCATTTAATTGATCAAAAGAGTAAGCAATTGCAATTATTTCCCTACTGAAATTTTCTTTGCCATATTTCTTAATTGACATCATTAAGTGATAACCACTTCCCAAATATGACTTCCACCTAGACCCCGTATCAAGTTTTTTCTGTCCTATATATTTCTTTCCGTTGATCATATTCGTGGTCATATAGATAAACCCATAAGGATCTAAAATTTCTATATTATTAATCATAGTATATTACCAATGTGGTATTTATTAAATCTTTCTTTTCTGATTTTTGCCTTTTCTCTTTTTATTATTTCTTTACATATAGCACACACATTCTGACGTTGTGTTAATTTTTCAGTTCTCTCTCCACAAACATCGCATTGTATATTACCATCATTCAAATCCATTTCTATATTATTCTTCAAATTATCTAAAACTACGTCTCCAAAGCATTCCCAAAAAGTTGTTTTAAAATTAGACTTCTTATGTACATACAAATATTCCACTAAAACATCAACCACATAATTTACATCACTATTTATTTTAAGTATCTCATTTCTAATTTCTTTGTATAAATATACTGAATTACCTGCTTCGTCATTAGATATTCTAGTAATCATAAAATGATTCTTTAAGTCTAACTCAGTATATATTTTTATAATCGAATCATTCAATTCAACTTTTTCCTTACTCATAAGCATTTTATAATTGAATTTACCTAAATTCATTGCATTAAAATTAATATTAGGATTTGGAATTATCTTTTCGAGCATATTTACTACACTATTATTTACCTTCTCAACCTTATCTTTATCTTTATCTTTTGCATATATAAAGAAATTGGGTGTTTTTGATTTTGTATAACTGCTAATCAATTTATGTTTATCATCTGGTCTTACTGGTTTGTATAGCGTCTTTGCAAAATCTATGACAAAATTCGACTCCATACATAAAAGTTTAATTGCATCTAAGTTTACATTTTCACTATTCCATATCTTTGTAATATTATTGCTCACCATTCCAATATTTCCACCAGTATAAGCAGTTTTCAAACCATTATAAATACTATTGTTAGTAATTAGTTCTGCTGATGCTTTTCTCATATTGTAATATAAAGGAACAATATCTATCATATTGCGTTCTGCAACTTCAATCAGTGTGTGGTCTGCTACTACTAAACTTTTATCCCCATCCCAATCATTTTGTAAAATCTTAGATATTAAATCATGACATGAATTATATAATCCTTTTGTGATAAACCATTTACTCTTTTCTTCTTCTATTGCATTATTTCTAACTGCCCACTCTCTATAAAGATGTGGTGATCTTAAACATGCTAGTTTTAACTCATCTTTATATAAATTACAATAAACTTCACCATCATTTAATAAACCTTTTGGATTTAATTCTCCTTTTATTAAATACTCACAAAAAGCATACATATCAGGAATTATGAATGTGTATTTTCCATTAATATCCAATTTCCCTGCTCTTGCATTTTTAACCATACTTTTTTTAACCTGTTTTAATATTTCTTTGCTATATGTATCATTTAATAATTCAGGATAAATTTCTAATGCTTGTTGAATATAATTCTTATTTATATTAGTCTTAGTAACCCCTAAAACTTTAAGCATTGTTTTTCTATCCTTACCGATATTAACAATATTGTATTTAGTTTGTTTTGCGACTTCCTCTAATTCTTCATCAGACATACATGTGAGGGTCTGAAGTGTCTGATAATTAATTTTTGCATTTCCTATAATATCTTCCTCTTCATTACACATACCTGCTTGGCAATTATATTTTTTGTAATTTTCTACATATTGTTCCCAACTTTCAAAATACTTATACATTTTAAATTGACTTTTACAGAAAATAACCTCAATTTTTTCTTTTAAAATATCATGTTCTTTACCATAAATATCTTTTACTATGCCATATTTCTTTCCATCTTCATTTTTATTTGCTTCTCTTATGAATTTATCGAACGGGAAAGGGGTAATTAACCCCTTCACCCAAGGCAAGCGAATCATTGTACTCTTTCTTGTTTTACTAGGCAATATCATCCCAATACCATCCGTATGAGAAATTGGTACATCAATTTTCTTTCTATTTATAGAATAAGTTTCATCATCTATAAGATCGACAGTTCCATTAACCATAGATTCAAAATCTTCTACTACAATTGACTTATCAATATTAAATCCTTGCCATATATCTGTCGCAG